TCATGCGTAAGCCCTTTTTTCTTTGCGCGGTAAAATTTCGGTAAAACGCTGCATTTGCGTCTGGCGAATCAGCGCATGCAGGTCCATCGTTTCGAAATCCTCCTGCGGCTTGGTGATGAGTTCCAGGGCGTCGTAGACTTCTCGCAGCTGGGCGATGGCGTAATGGTCCGTCATCTCGCCGGATTCATGCCACAGAATGGCATCCTGGGTCCGCTTGGACACCCCAGCCGCGCGCAACCTCATGCCAACGGTGTGCCGCAAGTCGTGAACCCGTAAATCCGCTAGGCCCACCCGGCCCCTCGCTTTTTGCCAGCCATTGTTGTTGATGTGTTGAACAGCCAGATATTCAACCTCTTTCTTTCCTATCGGCTTTGGCCAGCAAAAGACAAATTCCGGGTTCAAACCCCTTTGCTGGTCCACGATCCGTTGGGCCACCGAATTGCAGATGATGATCCGCTCGCGCCGTCGGCCCTTCACGTGGGTGCGGGGCACCACGAATACGGTCACAGTCACATCCGCCCTGATCTTGACCCGGACTTCCCAGGCCCACCGCAGACTACACACCACATCTTCCCGCACGCCGGTGTTCAGGTCGAAGAGCACCATTTGTCGCAGATGTTGCGGCAGTGAGGGTAGCAGCCGTTCCTGCTCACCCCATGCCAGTGGACGTGGCGGACGCTTGTCGCTGTCATCAAGTAGCGTAATCTCGGGGGCGCGATCGAGCCAGGTGAGACCGTTCTCGAACTTCCACGCTGTGGCGGCGCGATTGCAGATGGAACGCACGGCGCCCAGGGTAATGTTGATCGTTTTGGCCTTTCGCCCAGCCGCCTTGCGCGCGGCGACGAAATCCGCCAAAGAATCATTATCGATCTGATCGATTGTCAAAGAGCTATGTGTTGCCATCAGGGGCTTGAGCATCGATGCCTCATTTGCCCATGACACTTTACCGTTCGCCGCCTGTTCGCTGATGTACTTGGCTGCCGCCTCGTCCAACGTGACCGGCCTGCGTTGGCCAACGGTGGTTTCCGCCTTGATCAGTTGTTTTTGACTGACAAGGAAGTCTTCCGCTTCTCTGTAAGACTCGAAACCACAGCGGCGAATGCGTTGCCTTCTGTAAGTGGTGTCGACATCGTACGTCCCGACTTTCGACGGGTAGATACTGTTTTTCTTTGAACGTCCCATTTTTCTGTTCCTTGAATGGCACGCTCACTACCGGCCACCAGTTTATAACGATCCCACGCTTCGTCCAGATCTACCCGCTCGTACACCACTGAGGTGCCGGCGCGCACCGCCTTGCCCTCCAGCGTGGGGGCGATGTGCGCATCAAAGAAGCGACGGCGCACCCCCAGGTACTCCATTGCCTCCTGGGTATTGAAACAACGCTTATTCATTTTTGTTCTCCAGTTTCCAATCTCTAGCCGTGACGGCCAACACTTCGTTGATTCGGTCGGTCAATCCTTCCCCCACACAACATAGGTCCATAGATACGCCAGACTCATGGCGTCAAAAGCGATCATCCAGTCAGGGCCGAGGTTCATGACTCCACCTTCAGCGTCAATGATTCAGAGTGGTGGCGCTGGGCCAGGATGCGGATGTGGCCCCAATCAACTGGATTCCCATTGCTTTGATTGAGTTGCCCGGTGATGGTGGATAAGCCCAAATGACCTAACAGGCTCACCAGATCAGCGGCTGTACTCAATGTGAGGTGGTCGTGATTGATCTCGATGATCGTTCTGGTGCTCATGACTCTCCTTCCTGCTGGGCACGGGCAGCATCAAGTCCGGCATCCAACTCTTCAGGAGTGTTCGCGCTGCCGGGCACAAACTGGGGGCGAAACGCATCATTGAAATAATATTCACGCCACCAGCGATATCGCTCAGCATCCACCTTATCGTTTCGCTCCTGCTGCGCCTGCCCGGTTGCCGGTGGGGTGGGGGTGGCTTCGAGCATGGCGGCACGACAATCGTTCCACCCGGCGATGTAAATACCGCGAGCAAAGTGATCTGTGCTGCCAAGGGGGTGAAGATTAGTTTTCTTATCCGGCACGCTCTGCTGTGCGGCAACGGGGGCGGCGTTCAGGGCGGCGGCGATGCGCTCAGCAATGTTCCGGTCAAAAACGTAAGCCAAGGGCTCGCAGTTCGGCCATGGCTCACCCTTTACGATGCTGTACTGACACTCAATCCCGTCAAGATAGGTAGGCTCGCCGTTATCGTGGACCCGCACCTCTCCGGATGGCTCCGCGCTCGCGGCAGGCTGTGCATAAGTCACCAGTGGGTCTCCCATCCCAGCGGCGTAGGCATCACGGGCACGCTGTTTGTCGCCATTACCTGCGGGGTTGTAGCCAGAAAACCAAGCCTCGAACGACGAATCCCCGACGCGCAAGCCCGGAGTGCTGTCCTTATAGGCGGCTAGCTGTGTGGCACTGCCGTAGCGGGAAAGGAGGTCGCGGGCGAAGCGCAGATAGTTTTCATGCCCCGCGAACATCACTGGGAAATACTCGTCGTGGATGGCGAACAGGTCATCATCACTCGGCACCTTCACCGGCTCGGCGGGTTGTGGGGCAGCGGGCCAAGACAACATAGTCTCCAGGTCTTTTAGGTCCAGCGAGCCGATGAAAGTATTCAGCAATATATCCCCATCACGGCGACCTACTGCGGCGTAACGTTGCTCGTCTCTGGGCCCTGCATCATCTTCAGTAGCATGCGGGTATAACCAATTGCTGCGGCTCGCGATTATGCTATCGCCACTAACCCGAAGCCACGCCGCCACCGGCTCACCCCGCCCTTTGCGGTCATGCTCGATGGCGGCGCGGGCATAATCTTGCAATAGGTCATTCACCCAGTCGGGATAAGGGCAGTCCGGTTCGTAGCCCGTTGTCAGGGGTAGTGGCGGCAGTTCTATTTGCGTCTCAAGCGCGGCGCGCTGGGTGTCTTGTGTCATGTCGATTCCTTTTTTCGACGTGCTCCGGGATAATCCGGGCACGGCTTATATCTGGTTGGGGTGATCACGTTCGCCAGAAGCTTTTCCCAGACCCCCTTATTGTTTGGCACTGCCAGTAGATCTGACACCGGCATATCCAGCGTCACCCCGTCAAAATCATGCGGATCACCTGGGCGGGCCAGTGGCTCGACGACCTCGGCGGGCACAGCAATGTTGCTGCCAGAGTTGTAGTAGTCCAGCATCGACATGACGTGGTCGTGCGGGTATCGACCAGCGCCTGATAGCCTCCAGCGATAGCCGCAATCGTTTGGTGCCCAAAGGGTGATGTATCGATGAGAGCGCAGAGTGTGATGCACGCTGATGACGATGTAGTCAGCCATCACTCCCTCCCTGTTCCTGTGCGTAATCAAGACCCCGCTGGTTTTCGTACTGTTTGTACAGCCGGTCAACTCGGTCCTGACGCTGGTCCAGCTTTTTGCATCGGGCTAAGTGCTGTTGGAGTGCTGTGTCATACGGCCGTAGTTTTTCCAGAATCCGCAGCCTCTCCTGCGGATCTTTGCATTCATTATGCTGTCGCGCCAGATTGTCCCGCTGGACGAAGTCTGGCTTGCTTGCCTCCCACCGATCCAGCTCTTGCTGATAATCTTGATTTATGAGTTTGGATGCCTTTTGCCAGCGGATGAACAGAAGATCACTTTTCCGGACTCGTGCAAATGCCTTCTCGCGGACCCACTGAATGATTTCCGGCTTTGTGAAGCCATGGAGAATATCTAAGCTCATGGTTGCTCCTGTACGATCAGAATTGATAGCGCCGCCTGCCGCTTGTTTTTCTTATTCATAAGAACCTCCTCCATGTACAGCGCGATACCAACGCTTGGACCAGAGATTGCCGGATCCATCATCAGCCGGTACCCGCTCTTCTTTAAACTCGATCCATCCTGAATCCGCCGCTGCGGTACATGCCGCTGCAGGCTGTGCGCCAGTATCAATGCCGCGGCGTTTGATCTCCTGCAACAGATCGCCCCACTCCATCCAACCATCACCGGGGGCGCGCAGCAGAATATTGCGGATCTGTTGCCAGACGGTAGGGTTAAGTGCTCGTTGTGTCATTTGCTATCTCACTTCGATCAGGGCTTAGCCGCGGATACCAAAAATGCCTTCAAGTATTCGTGCGATCATTTCGCCTATATCAGCCCACATGACCCGGCTCTTTTGCGGTAGTGGGCGGAACTGCCCAGGTAGGGACAGTGACTTCATTGGGGGCACTATCATCACGTATCGGCATAACAGCACCTAGGAACTCGTAATCCATAAGTTGTGGGCAAGTCACAAGGCCCGCCGCATGCTCCCCGTTGGGTGTAAGCCTCGCTGTTTGGAAGAACACTGCGCCTAGATCTTTGGCCGCCAACGTCATATCAAGCAGATATTTCGGGTTGAACTGAGCGGGCACCCCAGTGCACTCGGTGGGAATGACCCTGCGCCAAGCCGGGAACCTATGCGCTCCATCCTGCTCAATTGGCTCAAAGATGACGCGCCCGCCCTGCGGTAAAGGCGCACTCCACCGGCCTTCCTCCTGACGTAGATCCAATACATGGACGTATTTGTTCGGACGACCCGCTGTCAACAGCTTCGCGACCCAATGGGGCATAAGGAGGCTCACTGGCTCTTGCACTTCGTTCTGGGCCTCTTGCCGCACGGCCAGTAAACGATGCCCGTCAGTAGTCACTGCAATCGTTTCGGTGGCAGTCGCTTCTATAAGCACACCGTTCAGGTAATACCGGATGTCCGCTTTCGGACAAATACGTAACGCTGCTTTGAGCATGCGGGCCGCAACAAGTACTGTTGCCATGTCTATCACTCCCCTACCCTGTTTAAGACTCGTATATTTCCCAGGCACGCTCGCCTGCCTTGCGATCTCCGCGCCGTGCTACAACCAAAAACTGGTAACCATGCTTGGCGGCAAGGTTGATATAGTCGTGGCAGAACTGAGGTGCATCGAACTCGCCAGAAATGACCTCGCGCGGCGGTTTCGCATGCAACATGAGCAACACCTTGCGTCGACGCGCTTCGGTAGAGCCGGGACGGGGGGGGGCGCTTCAGGCGGCGTTCTAAAGCAGCGACACGCCGGTCGGCCATTTCATCAAGCTTTTGCTGGGGTACGCCCAGTACGCAGAAACCAGCCATATTTATTTCTCCCCACCAAAGGAATCCACCAGATCGTCGATAAGCCGGGACAGCTCGCCAGTCATAAGCACGAAGTCCGAGGCAAACCGCTCCGCTTCGGTGTCATCAGCGCCCTGTCCTTCCTTCAGCACGTCCAGCGCTGTCACACGCCGAAGATCCAATCCTTCAGTCAGGACAAACGACACGCGATCTGCCCACGTCATCGCCAACCGCGTACATTGCTTGCCGGACTGGATATGTCGGCATGCATCTTCGGGGGCGATGGTCTGGCGGCTGTAGCGCACTTTGGAGCCACTATTGCCGGTGGATGACAGCTCGGTATCCTGATCGATTGAAAACACTTCGGGCGCTTCGTCATCAGCCAGCCAACCGGTCATGGCTGCAGCTGGAGATCTCTCTACATGCAGGGGGCGCACGGGAAACGGATCGATGGCCTTGGCCAACATACCCAACACCTCATCCGCACGCGCACCTGAGGATGTATCGATCACAAACCAATGGTTGCGCGTATCGATCCACACCGAAATGTCTCGCTCGGTGTGAAAGGCCTGGGGCAGCAACTCATCAATGATGAATTCCTTGATTTCCCGCATCTGCTTGCGCCCAGGCTTAAAGCCCTGTTGTTCTTCAATTTCGCCCGCCCGGTCCCGGGCTGCGCGGTTGATGACCGACGCGGGCAAGAGTTTTTTTGCCTGGCGCAGGCACAGCAGATACTGGCCACCCTGTAAATACACCAGGCCCATGCCGGCGCGCGGCTCCACCCAACCAAGCGATTGCATGTCGCGACTGCCAATAGCCTGATAGCCTTGTTTGGCCAACTGCTGCTCGAGTTCCTGTGCGTCTGCCTTGAACTCAGGCGCCAGACGGTAGATTTTCAGATTCTTGAACCACATGATTGCCCTGCTCCTTGATGGCTTGACTACGCCTTACGGTTGGATCCGTCTCCCGGTGGGAGTCTCTTTGGTCAGACACACTGCGTTTAAGTACTACTCAGGTTGATTAGGAGTTGCGCAGATCGCGCCACAGTGTGTCTGCCAAAGCGCCCTCGTTCGAAGGCGTTCTCTCGGTTATCCCCAGATCCAAGTAGCAACGCGCACAGTGGCCCATACGATGGCGGCGGTACCGACAACGAAAAGCGTTGCATCAACAAGGGGTATTTTTGCGCTGTCTTTGGCCCAACCGCCCTGCCCGTCATAGCGGCTGGTGCGTGGGAACTTGAGCGTGTAATTTGAGTGGCTGCGGTCTATACCGCCTGGCCAGTTGGATGATTGCATTGCGCTCTCCTTATTAAGCGAATTGCTTAATAAGAATGTTAAGCGCAATGCTTTACTTAAGTCAAGCGAATTGCTTATGTTTACACAGAGGTTTGCTCGATATCAGCAATTAACACAAGCGAATACCATAATTCGAGAAGGTACTTTTGGTCTTGATCACTCAATCGGCTGAACCCTGATTGCGATGGGCCAGTCGCCCAAAGCAATTGGGCACGCAGTGTTTTTAGCGCGACTTTGGACTCATATCCGAGACCGTCAAGTTTTGGAGCTAAACAACTTCCTTTGTTCTGCATTTCCGGTTCTTGTTCATTTATTGACATGGCCTAACTTCCTATAGGTACGGCCGCCCTCGCGGTCGACACTGACGAGCGTCTGCGAGAGGGGCCTATAAACCAATATACGGATCAGCCTATTGCGAAATCAAATATAAAGATCAGGCTTGCCAACTCTCAGTCCAAGGGCTAAATAATACTGTATATAACAACAGTATCAAAGAGATTCAGCACAGGGTAACTCCTAAACTTTCACTCGTTGTTCAGCTACGCTCAAATTGACGTTTCGTTGCAGAGATTAGCGGTTGCCATGGTTGCTAGTCAAGCAATGAATTTTACAAAAACTCCTTTTATAGTAAGCACTTACTATCATTTTAGGGTTGAATCATCTTTGCTAAAACGGATGTGACACAAGGATTCATACAAGCAAAATCTCGCCGAAAATGCTACAAGCAGCTAGGGTAACCAATAGGGATGAAACAAAGTAATCCGCGCCTCTGTCACAAGAACGCTGAGGGTTAATGGCTATGATGTAAATGCCCACTGTGCGAGGGAGACTCGCACTTGAAGCCCTGAGGAACGAACCCCCGCCTCAGGGCTTTTTTAGGCAGGCAACAAAAAAGCCTCCGAAGGGGCAGCTAGCTACGGGTAACTCTTAGGTAAGAATCAAAGATATGCGCGCTTTTTCCAGTGGCCGCGCCTGGCCAAAAGCCTACGATGAAGGCGCTTGAATGCGAGGGGAGAATCGGATTCAAGCAGCCCTGAGTAATCCGTCGCCGGATTCAGGGCTTCTTTTATGGCTGCAGGATATCTCCTGGAGCAAGGGAGATAGCCGCTAAGACGGTTCTTACCGCCAAAAGCCTAGGGGCTACGGGGAATGGTTTCTTAGAAGGGCATGAGTTAAATTGTAGGCGTACCCCTGAAGCACTGTGAGCTGGCCAGGTTTGCCACACCCCTAAGGCTTTTGTGCAGATGGGTGTACATTTTTCACTCAATTGTCATGCTTTATTGTGGTTTTGGGTAGAAAGTACTTAGCCCCAGCATCCCCCGCTGGGGCTTTTTTTGCAGGCAACGAAAGCCCCAGCGGGCCAATGTAGGCAACTATGCGTTGAGGATGCTCGTCAATCGTCGCGGCCAGCCGTGGAAATTTCCCCCAGGACAAATATGAGCCCGATAGCGCCTGAAATAGCCATGGTAATCTTATTGGCAAGAACGATCTGCGTGATGGTAGGGTCAACAGCCGAGGCCACCAAGCACGCAAATGGTACGGCCGTGGCGCCATTTAAGAAGTCTGTAATGGCCTTTTGCGCATTCCAACAATTACCGTCGAGCCCGTTACAGCGTCGTCGAAGAAAGCGGCGACCAGGACGTATGGTGATCGAAAGTAGTCCGGCACCTATCGTCGTCGCATTTATTAAGCTATCCGTGAGTACTGCGAGCATTACAGAATATGCACAGCCTTAAGAGCGAAAACGGCGGCGGCGGCGCCAGAAGCACCAAATAGCGTATTTAGGAACGAGGTATCCACACCGAGAACGCCGGCCACGGCAACGCCAAGCAGGGCGCCACTGGCTATCAGGCGGGCGATAGTCCACTTCGACGTTTTGGTTTTACTGGTTCTCACGACAATGCTCCAAGTCAGGATTTATGACTGTGGACAATCATTGGCTTTAGGCAAGCATGATCATTAAAATTAATCCCATCTTGGATGGGTTATCCACACATATTTCCGTCGCTCTGACTTTACCCACAGATCTCGTCTATGGAGCCTAGCATCGTGATACAAATGTATAACATTTAGGTGAATACGTCAATTAACTGATGAACGCCAACGTCTTGCCGGCGCTTGTGAACAACGCTAACAAACGGTCGCTACTTTATCTCTCACACGACACCACCGAGCCTACCCGCATCAGCCTAAATCTCCTCAAGAGAGACCATCCTTACAACGGCCACCTCTTCCTCCACTTGCGCTTCTGCCACGCGTCCCAGAGCCTGATAGCCAGAAGTAGTGCCAGGCAGCTAATGCCCGCGAGGATGAAGTAAGTACCCATGTTTAGATTCATCTCAGAGAGAAGGCTATTGTTCATCAGAACTCCCATTTCCCTTTTTCCTTCGATGTTTTTCCCGGGCTTCCTTGATGCCAACCATCAGCAAAATGGCTAAGCACCCGAGTCCAATAAGAACAAGCAGAAGTGGACTATGCATTTTCATAACTAGCCGGGCCTAGGCTGTATGAGCTGGCAGGTCATCATCCTTCCACTTGATCCGCATGTCTCGAATCAAGTCCTGAGCGATTCGTAACACCTCCTTCTTTGGCGGATCACCGTCGGCCTCCATAAGCGCGAACAATGAATCCACTGACTTCATGATGGCCCGCACGTTTGCCCAATGACATCTTTGCAGGTCGTTGAACTCTGATTCGTCAATTTGAGGGTGGTGCGTTGCCATTGCTCTCCTTTCACCGGTGTTTACCGCTTTCTGTGCTGTTCGGTGCCGATATAATCAGTATTGATTTTCTTATTTAGTTACCTAGCTATCCAAAACCTACCAAGTTGGATAGCCAATTTTGCCACTTATCGATGCAGTTAACGCAGGAACAGCACCATCAGAACCTCGTTATGATATTCCGAGCCGATCTTTGTTGCGCGCGGCTCGACACCGTACGGCTTAAAGCCGTGCTTTTTGTATAGGGCTATCGCAGCTTCATTCCCTTCTACAACGGTGAGCATGATCTGCTCCACGTGGTCACGTCCGTAATCTATCGCCGCCTGCAACAGCCCACTGGCTACCCCTTGGGCACGCAGCTCGGGCTCCACGAAAACTCCCGTTATCTGCGCCTTATGAGTATCCTTTGGGCCATCCTCTTGTTTGAAAACCGACAGTCCAACAATTTTGCCATCGACATAAGCGCCGAATGCCACGACATTTGACACACGATCTGCGAACGCTTCTAGCGGCCTTCTTGCCTCGACCTCATAGGTAGATCCGAACATCTCTGGCGCTTTCTTAAGTGCTGTCAGTCGTATCTCGCGAAAGTCCTCCACATCGACAACTCTCAGGCGGCGAATCTGCACATCAACCACAGTCCTAAACTCCTATCTCCACTACACCGGCCGAAATAATGGTCGGTTGTAATTTTTGTCCTGGTATCAAACGATTGCGAGCCTGTGGTAATCGTTCCCTTAGCTATGCCAATAGCTTGGCCTTTTGAGAAGCAAACTCCTCATCGGTCAATATGCCTTTTTCTTTGAGAGTAGCTAGCTTAGTTAACTGGTCGGCCACTGAGGACGTGGATGTGTATGTTTGGGCGTTTGGGGATCTCGGGGGCGAGGTTACTTCTTCTGCTCGAGGAGCTTCCACCGCATGCTTTTCTTTGCAAGCCCAAGCAATTGCCACAACCCAACCCACTAGAGTCCAGCCAAGAAAAATATTCACCAAAGCGATTGAATTGATATTCGCCTGCTTGCGCAAGTTTCCTTCAATAGTCGGTAGAAAATACAAGGCGATTGCGGAAATAAAGAACACGGGGGTCATTATCGCTGCAATTTGGTTTGTCCCGCTCCCGACCGCGAATGAAAATAGTACCAATGCAGCCAAAGCGAAAATACGCAAAAAAACCATCGCCACTCCTTGTTTTAATAACGTTATTTATTTTTATTTTTATAACACTTTTTGTTACGTGTGAAGTCTAGAGAATTTCGGCCTTCCGCTATCCTACCCATTTTCTCGTCGCGGATCGTTCCGCTTCATATCCGAGCAACAAGTCATCAATAGCAGCTACCCGTTTTCGCTGTCTATACAGAAAAGCAGCTGCACCACTCACCCAAAACGCGCTAGGTCGCTTGTAAACGTTACGGTCGCCCCGAACCTAGAACAAATCAATAGAGTATCTCGGCTTGGGTCAACGTCCAGATCCTGTCCCCGAAGCCCCTGCCACATCGCAAGGTAACGGTAACTGCCGTATTTCTTACCTGTCTTGATGGCCTTGGCCAAGCCGCCGGCCCACGGGAGTTCAATCAGAACTCCGGCAACCGCGTCAGCCGCAACCTCAGGACGTTCAGTAGCCATCTTCCTACCTCGCTCCCAGCAAGCAATTAACCCGCTATCGTCAGAAAACCACAATTCATTGGTGGTAAGTCCGTCGCGCAGCGGCTCTTCGATTGATCGATGGATTTTCATCACCCTACGCTCCTATAACTTGCTCGTACCAATACTGTTCACCAATGATATGGAGGGATGTGCCCTGATCACGATAATCGATAGCTTTCTGTATTTTTGTGCCATATGTGGAGTGCAGCCAATCCCGGCTTCCGACTTCACCAATCACAAGGAAGTTCACCTTCTTTGTAATGCTGTTGGTCGCAAAGCCGCCTCGATCGATTACCTGCGTGCAACACCAGTCTCTGGTGCCGCTATTGAACTTACCTGTAAAACAAAAAGTACGACCACTCGCCGCCACCTGGGGTAATGGATCGCTAAACGGGAGCGTGGTGCTATCACTCGCGTCACCGTTAAAGGGGGCGACATTTCCACCCACAGCCGCTAACAAGAGCTCCATAATCTCTTGCTCCTCGCGCTCATCCATGTACCCGTCCTGAAGCGCAGTTGCAATACGCGGGTATAGAACTTTCGCTGGCCACTGGTTTAGCGCGTTGCGGTTAGCATTCATCCAGCCAAGCAGAAACTCCACTTCGCCCTGGCAAATTGCTCCATCCGCGAGCACGCCCTTAACCAATCCGATCAGTTCGTCAATTTGTCTGGCTTCAACTGCATGAGCACGATACAAGCGATTTAAAGGTTGGCCATGCTGATCAAGCGTGCCGCGTCCAAACGTTTCGGAAAACCATCCCATACCCGCCTCCCGTCACTTACAAAAGAACATCTAATCAATTATTGGTTACTTTTTATACTCAACGCGGCACACATAAATGGTTGATTCTCCAGACCTATCCGCGCGTCTTGGCTGCCCGTTCCGCCTCGTAACCCCGCAGCAGATCATCCATGGCCGCATCTGCCCGTTGTCGCTGCTCCGTAGTAAGAGCCTGTAGACGCTCAACGGTAACTTTCCGAAGCGGCCAATCTAGCGTCAGAGGCCCCTCTATCTGGCGATCAGCATGGCTGGTATCCATCCACCCCAATTGCTTTCCAGTCCCCTGCTCCAGCTTGCGCGCCGCTTGGTTGCCCAAATTTCGTGGACGGCCTGTTTTTCGATCGAGGGCACGGTTGCGGATCTGACTTAAGTATTCCGGCGATAGGTCACACAGACGAGCGAGCGCCTCGGCAGTGCCGGCTTCAGCGATCAACAGTTCTAGATTTTCCAGACGAAGGTCTGCGGCTGATTTCATTGTGTCCACATTACAAAGCAATATGCTCAAGTAGTGAAGGAGCGAAATGCCTTGCTGTAAATAAGCGATTCGCTTAATATAAATAGCATGGACCTGCTTACTTACGTCAATTCTGGGCGCGGCCTTCGGCAGCGGCTAGCGGCTGAACTGCGTGTTCCGCCCATTCTTATTTCGCAATGGGCATTGCGACGTCGGCCTATTCCAATCGAACGATGCACCGCTATCGAGCGCGCTACCGGGTGGCAAGTTACACGTCGCGACCTTCGCCCAAACGACTGGGCCGACATCTGGCCAGAACTCAAGGGAGCGGAGCATGCTTAACCTCAATGAACATGACTGGCTTCGGACTATTCGCCAGAGTCATCCAGTACATCAAGAGCTATCTGCATTTGTTCAATCAGTTCGCGCATTTGGGCGCTCGTTAAAGCGTAGTTGGGCCCTTCATTGGATTCCTCAATCTTTTGCATGGGGCTCGTAATGAAATTGAACTTCATTACCGCAAACCCAAGGCGCGGAACAGGGCCCACCGTCCAGGCGGTTACTGGGAAAACTTGCACCGTCTCGCTCATGGTCAATCCTTTACTCAAAGTCATAGGGGGTCGGTTCCCTGATTCTACGAGTTTTGGATTGACCTCCCCTAACCCCTGGCGCCCCGAACCTGCGGACGATCGTATCCCTATAGGTCCGGGCGACGTGATCTCAATGCATCGTGTGATCCCACGTCGCGTCAGCACACGGGGGCGGCTGATTCTCGCGCTGATAGCAAAGCTCACGAAGCACAGCAGCCACTACAGCATCGGGGGCGCGACCAAGCACCCGGCGCGCAATGTCCCGAGCCTCTACCAGCGCGGCTTCCACCAGCGCTACCGCCGTCTCCCCTTCCCTATCAATTTTGTTCGCTTTCATGGTTGCCATTGTCGCCAGCCCAGGAGAATCCGTCATGCGTAATGTGTCGCAAAGCCTGATAGGCATCTTGCGTGAGGAAATCAGCGAATACAGACGGATCAACCGACTATCGCGAGAGACAGTCGCCCAAGCAATCGTTGAGGCCCATGAGCGCTTGGGGGCGGATGCGATCACAGGTCTACGGTTTGAACCTAAGACTACTGACGCCTTCGAGCGCACCAAGGTCAATGCGGACAGGATATTTCGTTGGCTGGATGACGAAACAAAAGATGGCAACCTGTTGCCGCCCAACTTTTTGCAGTCTCTGCTGGCTGGCCTACCCGATGAGGTCACCCGCCGCGCTCTGGACCGGATCCTGATGCCGTTGGGCTTTGCCGTGCGCGCGCTGGCTCTGCCTGAAAAGCTGATGCCTTTCACTGTCACCATCGCAACGAATCTTATGCGTGAACAGAATGAGGCAGGCATAGCCGTCACTGGCTTGATTGATGGCTATGACCGCAAAGAGCTGGAAGAGGCACATCAACAGGTATCCGAAGCCATCGATGCCGGCATGAAAACCCGCGCCATGATCGAGGCGAAGTTAGCGAGTACAGAGGTGACAAGGTGAAAGGTCGCCCCACCTCCCCTGCTGAAAAGCGCTTCCACGGCCAACTGTGCCGCCAGGTGGGGTGTATTGCCTGCCTACTGGACGGGCACTTCAATGATTACTGCAGCGTTCACCACATTGATGGCCGTACCAAGCCCTGGGCGCATTGGCTGGTGCTGCCACTATGCGCAGGACATCACCAAGACGGTACCGGTCGCCAAGGCCTGCTGGCGGTGCATCCGTGGAAGTTTCGCTTCGAAGAGAAATACGGGCCGCAACCGTTCCTGCTGCACGTGTGCCTGGACATCCTGCAAACCCGCCACAACATCATCGTCCCCGAGGCGCGTGCCGCCGCAAATGGGGAGTGGAGCAAAGCCGCATGAAACTTTATCTATCCGGCCCAATGACGGGCCTGCAGGATCTGAACTTCCCCGCCTTTCACCGCCACGCTGCCCACCTACGCACCGGTGGATATGAAGTCGTGAACCCCGCCGAGCTGGTCAAGGATCCTTCCACACGATGGGAAGAGTGCCTAAGGCTGGATATTGCCCAGCTAGTGCAGTGCGATGCCGTAGCGATGCTGCCAGGCTGGGAGCAATCACGCGGCGCACGCCTTGAACGCTACATCGCCCTGGAGCTGGGCATGGCCGTAGGCGATGTGACGGCATTCCTATTGATGGGCCCACGCGTGCGTACGTCCTATGTGCCACAAACAAACAACCCGGCCACTGCGCGAACAGTGCCGGGTCTTTCAACTGCACAAACTTAACGGAGATGTGCACATGAACGAAGCCATGATAAGCCCATCGGGGGCCGTTACGCAAGGGTTTTCCGCCTCGCCGGTACCGACCATGAGCAGCCGTGAAATAGCTGATCTGGCAGAGGCCCGACACAACGATGTCGTGTCCACCATAGAGAGGCTATTCAACAAAGGACTTTTACGATCAAGTCGTAAAAGCAGGATAGAAGCCACTGGGGGGCGCCCCGTCGAGGTGTATGACCTGATTGAGCGGGACGTGTACATCGTCATAGCCGGATATAGCGATGAGGTGCGCGCCCGCATCATTGATCGCTGGCAGCAGCTGGAGCGTGGTGCCCTGCCCGCCGTTCCCCAATCATTCGCCGATGCGTTACGCCTAGCTGCAGAGCAAGCAGACCAGATTGAGCGCCAGCAACAAGCCTTACAGGCAGCAGCGCCCAAGGTTGAGTTCGTTGACCGTTATGCCTCAGCGAATGGGAGCCAAGGCTTTCGTCAGGTATGCAAGCTCCTGAAGGCCAACGAGGCCCGTTTTCGCCTGTTCTTGCTAGACCAGCGCATTGCCTATCGCCTGGACGGAACGCTCACGCCATTCCAGCAGCACATTGACGCGGGCCGCTTCGAAGTCAAGACAGGCATAGCCCACGCCAATGACCGTGCGTTCGCCCAGATGCGCTTCACACCGAAGGGCGTGAACTGGGTCGCAGGTGAGTGGGGCAAATATCTGGCTGCTCAGCAACAAGAGGGGGCGCTGTCATGAAGCGGCCATCATTTCAGTTCTACCCGTCTGACTGGACCGGCAATAGCAATCTTCGACGCTGCACGCATGCAGAAAAAGGCGTTTGGCTTGAGATTCTGTGCCTGATGCATGATCAAGAACAATACGGCGTACTGCGCTGGACGCTTAAGGAAATGGCGCAGGCCGTAGGTTGCACAGTCAACCTGCTTAAAGGGTTAGTCACCAAAGGGGTGCTGAAAGGTGATGACAAACATCTTTCTGAAGCCTACATATACACACCTCGCAGTGGTCGAAGAGACGGTGAACCCATCACCTTAGTAGACACCCAAGCCGGACCAATTTGGTATTCAAGTCGCATGGTCAAGGATGAATATGTCCGCACCATTCGGGGGGAATCCTCACGCTTTGGTGAGGGTAATGATGCTGCATCAAAGAAGGCACCAAAGGACGCACCAAAGCCTTCACCAAAGCCCCCCTTAGGTGACGGCTCTTCATCTTCTTCTTCATCTTCTTATTCCGTTCCTAACGGAACGGGCGGCTCGCCGCCTGAACAGCCTGTGGATAAATCGCCCGATCAGATGACCAAAGACGAGCTATGGGCAGTCGGGAAAAGCTTGCTCAAAGAAGCGGGAATGCCCGCTACGCAGTGCGGAAGCTTCGTTGGCAAGCTGGTCAAGGATCACACCGCCGACATCGTCGTGCAAGCGGTACGCAGCGCCGTACTCGAACGGCCAGCAGATCCAGCCTCGTTCCTCAAAGCCACGTGCCAACGCCTAGCGGGCACACGAAACCCGGGAGTTAAACATGGAAATTTTGAGCAGCAAGATTATCGCGAAGGGGTTGCCGCAGATGGGACATTCTGATGTGGCTTCCGTAGATGCTGCCGCCCTCATCGGTGCCGAGATCAAAAAGGCGCAATATGCGGCCGCTAAGCAACGGAACGAATCCATCGCCCAGGATGTATTCCGCCGCGCAGCGATTCCGCCCCGCTTTGCAGCTCGAAAGCTAAGCACCTTCAATGCCCATTGCGATTCCGCAGCCGAAGCATTGAACATTGCCCGAAGCTATGCCAGCGATTTTGATGGGGTGTTGGAAACCGGTAGAAGTTTGATTTTTGTGGGTGGGGTGGGCGCTGGCAAAACCCACCTTGCCACAGGCATTGCTCACTCGGTGATGGAGCAAGGGTATTGCGCGCTGTTCTCATCCGTGATTGGAGCCGTTCGAAGCGTGAAGGAAACCTATCGGCGCGATAGCAGTAAATCCGAGAGCGATGCCATCCTGGCTTTGATCAAGCCTGACTTGCTGATTCTGGACGAAGTGGGCGTCCAGTTCGGCAGCGATGCTGAGAAATTGATCTTGTTCGAAATCATCAACGGCCGGTACGAGCATATGCGCCCTACCATCGTCATCAGCAACTTGGCTCTCGCTGGCCTGAAAGAATACCTAGGCGAACGAATCATAGACCGCCTACGCGAAGGAGGTGGCAAACAGGTTGTATTCGACTGGCCAAGCTACCGGTTGCGGAGGCCATCATGACTGTTCAATGCGTCGATTGCAGTCATTTCCATCTTCGGGAAGCCAAAGGTATGGCGTACCAAGGTTTCGGTCATTGCGGGCTGCTTAATTCGGGGGCGACATTCTTGGTGGCACGCTATGACCGCAACTGTGCCGGCTTCGAGCCATCACCACCCATCGTTGCCCAGGATCGCCGCGGCTGGATTGAAAGCCAGCGACAGCAGCTACGCGAACAGGTGATGCGACATGCGTAAGTACCCTGCCACTTCGATGCAACGCCTGCAGGCGCTTGGCCGACTCAAAGCGGGGGCGATGAACAAAACCGAAGCCGCCTACTGCCGCTTGCTCGAGCAGCGCCGGCACATTGGCGAGATCCTGTGGTTTCGCTTCGAGGGCATCAAACTGCGCCTGGCAGACAACACCTTTCTGACCGTGGACTTCTCCATCATGCGCGCTGACAAAGTGATCGAGATGGTGGACGTAAAGGGCAGCAAGGCCATTTTCGCGGATGACGCCCGGGCAAAGATGAAGATCGCCGCCGATCAGTATCCGTTCATTTTCAAAGCCGTCTACCCCAAAGCAAAGCGCGACGGGGGCGGATGGGATGTAGAGGAATTCTAGGTGTGATGGAGAAAGCAATGGACACAGCAGCAACACCCTATGAAGCATACTCAGGCGCGTTCTGGGAAGAAACCACCGGGCAGAATCCGAAGATGGAAGCACCCAACGCGAAAGAAGCGAAGCAAAGATGCAACCGTACGCTAGATATCGAACCCGTTAAATTCATTTGCCGGTGCTGGCGATGCAGAGCAAGCGGTGTTGCAGTTTCGGATATGGGGCCACTAGACCGCGCCTTGGCGCGCAATATCCTGCGTATGAATTCAGACCAGCAGGAACGGTGGCTTACGCATTGGGCCGCCAATCCCAATCACGGTGAGCTAGGCAAAGCCAAGCTACTTGCCTGGATGGCTATAGAGGGAGGCGAGAACCGCCCTGAGCCAGTATATTTTGCGAGGGAAGTCCTATGGTAGAGCGGCCACCGTTTCGTCACGCGGTCGAAGCTTTGACGTATCTTTTCAATCCTGAAAGGACTACTTGTGATCGCCCTCCGGCGGCGCGCCTGGCCGACAAGCGCCGCAGCGAGCCGGGTATTATGTCTGGCCTTGACGGTGCGGCCACGGCGGCAAGCGCTACCGCGATGATCAAAGGTAGGCTCACACCATTGCAAATGGCTATCCTAACGTGCCGCTATGCACCAGTCAGGCTACGTTGCAACTGCAAGTCCGATTGTTGTTCAGGTTGGCGCACCAACCCAGCATGGCGAGAGGCAGTGAGCTATGTTGCCTTTGATGCGATATATCAGGCAACGATGGGAGAAGGAGCTAACCATCGATTCGCATCCGCCGTTCTGCTTCGTGAATATGGAAAGCAGAAAATCGCGCTTACCGACTTGGGTGCTGACCTTGGCATGTCTCTAGGCACTTGTACCAATCAGCGACGAAGGTTATTGGACTGGCTCTTGCGACCGAAGGGGCAGTCTGACAAAAAAAATAAGAATGATTCGTTGGCGCGCTCTGCTTTACCCTTGGGTAAAGAGCCTATTGCTTTCGCAGCCGCCGAGGAAGCGCTGCGGCTGGGTGGGTTTATAGAGTGACTCGAACAACGATTCTTGACCGCGTGAAAAAACACTGTCAAAATGCATAGCAATTACCACGTTGGTAATTGCGCCTACAGAAACCCGCCCATCGAAAGAGAGGCGGGTTTTATGTTCTGACCTTCAGTTCCATCTGCCGTCCGCTTTCGCGTGGGCGATGAAGGCTTCGATGGTTTTAGATGGTACATCCTTACGTAACAATCGCTCAAGTACGGCAAGGCGCCGCGAATCATCCTCCAGGTCAGCATAAGGAACCGGCACAGGAACGTCTTCGTATCCGAGTACGCTGTATTCTTTTTTGTCGTCCTGCGCAGTGATTCGCAATCTATGTTGCTGATCATCGTCAAGTATTTTGTCTATCTCATTATTATCCATATCGTTTTCCTCTACGTGGTGGTGTAGGCTTAATAAGATAACACCTAACTGACAGACGTTCTCACCCTTGGCCTCTAGCAAGAGGCTTTTCACGCCCCGCTTGAATCTCACGGTTCGGCGGGGCGTTCGTTTTGGAGTAACGAATGATTGCTTTCCTCATCGGCTTTGTCACTGGCGCTGGCCTGGCTGAGATCTCTTGCCAGTACGTGGCTGGTTTCAGCCTGGCCCGTGAAGTATGGAATGCGGTCGTTCGCACGGTACGTTGATGGCCCGGTTAAGGATGCTCAAGCCCACGCTGCCAATGGTCAGCACGATCAGCACGGCCAAGGTGGCGCCATCAACACGCATGACCGGTCGCAAGCTGCAAGACAGACGGCTTCGCATATGGTCGGCCAGTCCGTACTGTGCGGGCTGCGGTCGGCTCACCCTCTTTCCCAATGGCTTTGAGCTTGATCACAAGGTAGCGCTCTTTGAGGGTGGGCCTGACACCGACGGAAACTGTCAGATCCTGTGTGTGTACATCGATGACTCAGACCGCAAGGCTGGATGCCACGTGGACAAGACCGCACAGGATTTGGGGTTCAAGAGGTAAGGATGGCCAGGCAGGTGATCGTAATCAAGCTGCGCGTGGCGTGGTGGTTCCGCTGGTACCTGTTTGGTGTTCTGACCATGGCGCAGCTGACAGGCTTGCAGCCAGACCCGCAGCGCGTGGGCCGATGGCTGGCCAGAGCGGTGAGCATCAAGGTGCTGCGCTGACCCCCGGGGGGGGCATGAAAAGTTCAGGGCCGCGCGGGCTTGGAAACCGCACCCCCTCTCACGCGTAGATTTTTTCCCCTTCATGAACTTTGTTAACCGAGGTTGTTAATGGCATTAACCGACAAAAAGCGCCGATTCGTCGCTGCGTTGCAGTCGGGGCTGTCTGGCGCAAAGGCCGCAATACAAGCGGGTTATAGCGAAAACGGCGCAGCACAGGCAGCGGCCCGGCTCAAGAAAGATCCGGACGTGATGGCTGCGCTTGCTCGCAACGTTAAGGTTAACAACGTTAACAACAAGGAGTCAGGGGCAACTGACGCCAGTGCCAACGATACTGACGCTGGCAACGAAGGCCAGAATCTTGGCGCCATTGGGCTATCCGCACTTGGGCTGACGTCTGACCCGAAGAAAGTCTTGGTCGCGATCATGAACGACCAGCTCGAGGATCCTAAGCTGCGCCTGGACGCCGCCAAAGCGCTGATGCCCTTCACGCATCCCAAGGTGGCGGATCAGGGAAAGAAAGATGCAAGAGCAGATGCCGCCAAGAAGGCGGGTGCAGGAAGGTTTGCGCCACCTCCCCCGCCGCTTCGGATGATTCCTGGCGGGAAGTAACCCATGGAATGGACTACTGCTTGTCCAGATTGGGCTGATCGGCTCAAAGCGGGGCAATCCATCATTCCTGCGCCGATCTTTCCGGTGCAGGGTGAGTACGCGCTTGGCATCTTCAAGCAGCTCCGGGTGGTCGACCTGCCAGGCAAGCCGACCTTCGGCGAGTGCTGCGACGAATGGGTGTTCGACTTCGTCAAGGCGATCTTCGGTGCTTATGACGCCGACACCGGAAACCAGTTGATCCGAGAGTTCTTTCTGCTCATCAGCAAAAAGAACACTAAATCGACCATCGCAGCCGGCATCATGGTCACTGCGCTCATCATCTGCTGGCGAGAGGAAGAGGAACACTTGATTCTGGCACCCACTAAGGAGGTAGCCGATAACAGTTTTAAGCCTGCTGCTGGAATGATCCGCGCCGACGATGAGCTCTCGGACATGTTCCACATTCAGGACTACACCCGCACGATCACTCACCGAGTCACACGCGCCTCGCTCAAGGTCGTGGCCGCAGACACTGACACCGTATCGGGCAAGAAGTCCGGTCGCATCCTGGTCGATGAGCTTTGGGTGTTTGGCAAGAAGGCGAATGCGGCTGCGATGTTCCTGGAGGCTACCGGCGGTCAGATATCGCGCAATGAGGGATGGGTCATCTATCTGTCCACGCAAAGCGATGAACCTCCGGCTGGCGTGTTCAAAGAGAAGCTTGACTACTACCGGGACGTGCGCGACGGCAATATTCATGATCCTCGTTCGCTGCCGGTGCTCTATGAGTTTCCAGAGGACATGGTCAAGTCCAAAGCCTACATGGAGCCGGTCAACTTCCATATTACTAACCCCAATATGGGACGCTCGGTCAGTTCGGAATGGCTGGAGGACCAGCTGCGCAAGCATCGAGCCAAAACGGATGGCTCGTTCCAGCAGTTCCTGGCCAAGCATCTGAACATCGAAATCGGCATGAACCTGCGCAGCGACCGCTGGGCCGGCGCCGACCACTGGGAGCCTCAGGGGCAGCGCGGCCTGACGCTGGAAGAACTGCTGGATCGTTCGGAGGTTGTCACTGCCGGGGTTGACGGGGGCGGCCTGGATGACTTGCTGGGTGCGGGCGTCATTGGTCGAGAGAAAGATACGGGCAACTGGCTTCATTGGGGCCGCGCTTGGGCCCACCCTTCAGTGCTTGAGCGCCGCAAAGAAACTGCGCCTCGCTTGCTGGACTTTTCCAATGACGGGGACCTGGTGATGGTAGAGCGCATCGGCGACGACGTGCGCGAGCTGGCCAGCATCCTTAAACAGATCTATGACCGTGGCCTGTTCCCGGAAAAGAACGCGATTGGTCTGGACCAGATTGGCATTAGCTTTGAAGAGGCATTTGCTGACGCAGAGATCCCGGATGAGCTGCTCGTTGGTATCAGCCAAGGGTACAAGCTTGGCGGGACGATCAAGACCGTAGAGCGAAAGATGGCCGAGGGCACCTTTATACACTGCGCGCAGCCACTGATGGCCTGGTGTGTAGGTAATGCCCGGATTGAGCAACGTGCGAACTCAATCCTTATCACCAAGCAAGCAAGTGGCACAGCAAAAATCGATCCAGTGATGGCCATGTTGGACGCATCGCAACTTATGGCATTGAATCCTGAGGCATCCGGTCACTCGGTCTACGAGACGCGCGGAATCCGATTCATTTAGGGCGACTATGGGACTTTTTAATATATTCCGGCATAAGCAGCCGGAGGCCAGTGCTCGCCCTCAGGCATCGGCCCAAGGTCATTCGTTCAGCGGAATGGATGATCCCGCTTTGCTTGAATACATACGTGCGGGGCATAAAAGTGATGAGGCGCTACGAAACATGGCAGCCCTTCGCTGTGTATCGCTGATATGCGAATCCATAGGCATGTTGCCTGCAAACGTTATACGCAGCGGCCCGGAAAAGCAGTTGGCGAAAGAACATCCGTCCTACCGTCTACTCAAACTGCGGCCCAACACATGGCAAACGCCCTATGAGTTCAAGAGCCAGATGCAGCTATCAGCTCTCATGCATGGCGATGCTTACGCTCGAATAGTTTGGTCACGCAACAAGCCCGTCATGTGGGTTCCGTTGCCTTTCGAGAGTGTGAAGGCCAAGTTGCGCGACGACTGGACAATGGTTTACGAGTACACGCGCAAGGACGGCGGATTGATAACGCTTGAGCAGCGCGATGTCTTCCATCTGCGGGATCTGAGCCTGGATGGCGTAGCTGGCCTGTCCCGTATGAGACTGGCGCGAGGGGCTATCAAGCTCGCGCAGGACGCCGAGACAGCCGCAGCCAAGATATTTGAGACCGGCAATATGGCTGGCGGCGCCATTGAGGTGCCCAAAGGACTTTCAGATCAAGCCTATGCCCGTATGCAGAAATCCTTGCGCGAGGATTATTCGGGTGTGGAGAACAGCGGTAAGTGGATGATCCTCGAAGAACAGGCTAAAGCCAATAAGTTCGCCGCCACCGCTAAAGAATCGCAGCACATAGAAAATCGCAACGCTCAGATTGAAGAGGTTGCCAGAGCATTTGGGGTCCCTCGACCGCTACTGATGATGGATGACACCAGCTGGGGTTCGGGCATAGAGCAGTTGGGAATCTTCTTTATTCAATATGGCTTGCAGCATTGGTTCACTGCCTGGGAGCAGGCCATTGCCCGATCCATGTTCTCGGATGCGGAAATGGACCAGCTGTATGTGAAGTTCAACGAAAAGGCCTTGCTGCGAGGCACGCTCAAGGATCAGTCGGATGGGTTTGCCAAGGCGCTAGGCGCTGGTGGCATCGCCCCGTGGATGACTCAAAACGAGGTGCGCGACAACTTGGATATGCCTGCATTCGATGATCCACAGGCCAACCAGTTACGCAACCCCATGACACAGAAAGGAAAAGGCGATGAGTCTGATAAAGCTGCCGGAAATTAACGCCAGCGCGATCAGCCGTGTACGGTTCGATGCGCGCCCGGATGCGCTGGAACGTTGGCAACCGGACATCCGCTCGGCTGCGAGCGAGGATGCGTCTATCTCCATCTACGACACGATTGGCTGGTCATGGGAGGGCGACGGCGTCACTGCCAAGCGCATTTCGGCGGCCCTTCGCGCCATCGGTGACCGCGATGTGACGGTCAACGTCAACTCCCCCGGCGGTGATTTCTTTGAGGGTGTAGCGATCTACAACCTGTTGCGCGCCCATCCGCACAAGGTGACGGTGCAAGTAATGGGACTGGCGGCGTCTGCGGCCTCTGTTATTGCGATGGCCGGCGACGAGATACTTATGGGTGATGGAGCATTTCTCATGATCCATAACGCCTGGGCCATTGCGATTGGCAACCGGCACGATATGGCCGCTGCCTCTGCGCAGCTTGCGCCGTTCGACGCTGCCATGGCAGACGTGTACGCGGCCCGATCAGGCATGACCAGCGAACAGACCGCTGCGCTCATGGACAAAGAGACTTGGATCAACGCCAGTCAGGCGGTAGAGGATGGTTTCGCAACCGGATTGATCGAAGATTCGCAAATCACACATGACACCAATTCACAGGGCCAGAAAAAATACTTGGCTCTGGTTGAAGCCTCCATGGCCAAGGCTGGGCACTCACGCTCGATGCGCCGGAATGTCTTCAAAAACCTATTTTCTGGCAAGCCGGGCGCTGCCGGAAAAGATGCCACGCCGCGCGCTGGTACTGACATCGCAGCTCAGCTGCAACACCTCCTGAATACAATCAAAGGAAACTGATATGACTACCAATATCCAGCGCGGCCTTATCGCGGTACGCGCCGAAGGCGACGTGACGAAAGTGGTTGCGTCCCTGCAAAAGGCATTTGCAGACTTCAAAACTGAGCACCAAAAGCAACTGGACGATGTGAAGGCCGGGCTTCCCGCATCCGATCACACTGAAAAGCTCATCCGCTTTGAAACCGAACTGTCCAACCTGCAGGCCGCCATGGACGACTTCAACGTCAAGCTGGCAGCAGGTCAAATGGGCGGCACCGTCGGCGTTCGCGACAAGGAGTACACCGAATCCTTCCTTGCCCACATGAAAAAGGGCGAGGTCCAGGCGAGCCTGAACAAGGGCGCGGACGACGAAGGTGGGTATCTCGCGCCCGTGGAGTGGGATCGCACCATCACCGATAAGCTGGTGGAAGTCTCGCCCATGCGTCAATTGGCGCGCGTACAACGCGTCTCGAAGGCAGGCTTTTCCAAGCTGTTCAACATGGGCGGAACGACTTCTGGGTGGGTCGGTGAGAAGGCGACGCGCCCAGAAACCAATACACCAGAGTTCGCCTCGCTGAGCTTCACCCATGGCGAGATCTATGCCAATCCGGCTGCGACACAGCAGATGCTGGATGATGCAGAGATCAATTTGGAAACATGGCTGGCTGAGGAAAGCAATATCGAATTCGCCTATCAGGAGGGCAAGGCGTTTGTGTCAGGCGACGGCACCAACAAGCCCACAGGCATCTTGCAGTACGTCACGGGCGGCGCGAAAGCCAGCGCGCATCCCTTTGGCGCCATCAAGCTGGTCAATTCCGGCTCAGATACGGGCATCACTTCGGACGCGATCATCGATCTGGTTTATGACCTGCCATCGGCATTTACCGGCAATGCAAAATTTGCGCTGAATCGAAAATCGCTCGCCGCTATCCGCAAACTCAAGGACGGCCAGGGCAATTATCTGTGGCAACCGTCCTACGTGGCGGGCCAGCCCTCGACACTGTCGGGTTTCCCAGTTGTGGAGGTGCCGGACATGCCGGATGTGGCTGCGGACGCAGTGCCGCTGCTTTTTGGCGACTTCCAGCGCAGTTACCTGATCATTGATCGGGTTGGCGTGCGGGTGCTTCGCGACCCATACACCAACAAGCCATATGTGATGTTCTACACCACCAAGCGTGTTGGCGGCGGGCTGCTCAACCCGCAGCCTATGCGTGGCATGAAGATTACTGACGGACAGGCGTAACCCAACAAGGAGGGCTGCGGCCCTCCTGCCCTTGGAGTAGGAAATGAAATTCGTAAAACCCTTCTATGGTTGCAAGGCGGGCGACGTGTACCCCACCAAGTTCGCCGCCGGCGACGAATGTCCACCTGAGCTTGAGCGTGCGGCCAAATCAACTGATGCTCTGGAAAGTGGACAGTCCAAGCGAAAGGCAAAGGTCGATGGCAATCCTGACGCTTGACCAAGCAATTGCGCATTGTCGGGTTGAATCGGACTACCCGGCCGATCAGTTGCTTCCGTATATGGTAGCGGCTGAAAACTACGTGATTTCCCACCTTAACCGCGTGGTGTTTGAGAGCGAGCAAGCCCTTAACAATGCTCTGGATAGTTTGCCAAGCACATTAGGGGCCGCGTTCGACGCATACCAGACGGCTCTGGGTGTCGCCAGGCAGGTAGAAAATGTTGCGCAAAGGGAGACCATGATCGGCGTTGCGCAGATCAAATATCACGCAGCGCAGAACGCTGCCAGGCGCACACTGGACGGGATCGTGATTAATGGCGCCATCCACGCCGCTATGTTGCTAACTTTGGGTAATCTTTTCGTCAACCGAGAAGCCGATGTTGTTGGAGCGTCCGTTGCTATGCTGCCAACCGGCGTACCAGAATTACTGCGCCCATATCGAATGGTGCAAATGCCATGAGGATTGGCCCACTCAATCGTCGCATAACCATCCAGCGCCAAGACACAGCTGAAGATGAGTACGGCGAGCCTATTCCGGGCGCCTGGGTGGACGTGGCCCCCGTTTGGGCGAACATTGCCCATAAATCCGGGCTGGAGACGGTAAAGTCTGGCGTGGACGTATCCATCGTACAGGCGAGCATCCGGATCCGTTACCGAGAGGACATTACCGCAGGCATGCGCGTTGTACATAAAAGTACCGTGTATGACATTCGCGGGGTGTTGCCCGATGAATCGGGTCGCGAGTTTGTTGATCTGGTTTGCCAGACCGGAGCCAATCAGGGATGAAAACCACTATTCAAATGACTGGTCTGCGCGAGTTGGGGCTGGCGATGAAGGAGTTGGACTCCCGGTTGCAGAAAAAAATGGGTCGCAATGCCGTGGCTGCGGGCGCAAGAGTCATTCAAAAGCAGGCCAAACAAAATGCGCCGCTATTGAAGGAGCCTGCATCCAATCGCAAACGCGGCACGATCAAGAAGCAGATCCGCTCCAAGGCTGAACGAAAGAAGAATGGCATATTCGAGGCCCGCGTGTGGGTCAAAGGCATTGGCAAGAAAAAAGTGCAGGAGTTTAAGACGGCCACGGGCCAGAACAGCTCCCAAAATCCGAATGATCCGTTTTACTGGTGGATGGTCGAGCTCGGTACGGCCAAGACACCGCCGCAACCGTTCATGCGCCCAGCCTTCGGGGCCAAAAAGGTCCAAGCCGCTGAAAAGATTAAATCCAACCTTGCTGACAGGATCGACAAGGAAGCAAAGCAGATCGGACAGACCATAGGGAAGGCAAACAAAAAATGAGTTTTGAATCGGACCTCAGAGCGTGCCTGCTGCCGTTGGTCACCAGCGGGGTGTACTTTGGCGTACTTCCACTGGACAAGGTGCCTACTGCTGAATCACCTTCGCGCGCCGGATGGTCAGCCATTGTGCTGCCCACTGAAATAGTGACGCCCGACAACACCATTTGCGGCGCCTCAGACCTTGAGGACTACCGCGTGCAGATTGACGCCTACGCGCCCTCCTACGGGCAACTGGTTACGCTGCGCACACAAATATTTTCGGCGGTCGAGGCGACGTTTGAGAGCGCAGCGCGGATCAATGATCTCACTGATTACGATCCCGACCTGAAATTACATCGTCGGATCATCGAGTACAGCATTTCTGCTGAATAACCTACCGGCCCGCCACAAGCGGGTTTCTTTTTGGAGCTTTGAAAAATGAGCAAAGGAAAATCCACGCCGTTTCGCGGAAGCCGTCTGTTTGTGCAGCAGGAGGTATCGGAGACTACTGCGGCCATCACAGCCATCACGGCCACCAACCCTGGAACCGTCACTACGAGCGCGGCGGCCGCCAAGGGCGACATCATCACGATTGCGGGCCTACCCGGATTCGATGGCCAATACGTTGTTGCATCTGTCGCTTCGGGTACGCTGACATTGGCCGACGCCGACTGGAGCGATGAACTGGCGCCTGAAGAATTCGACGGAGCCACCGTTGCCAAGCTTGATTTTTTAACGCAGTTTTGCGAATTGACCGGCTTTAATCACTCTGGCTCTACGGTCAGATACGATGATGCGAGCACGATCTGCTCTGGTGACTATGATGACTTTGACGCTGTGTCTATTGATTCAGGCACTTTGCAACTGGACTTCAATTTCGCGCCAGCAGTGCCGATACAGGAAAAACTGCGTGAATATGAACGCACGATGGAGAAGTTCTGGGTCAAGGTGCTTCTACCTCGCAGCCAAGGCACGATGGCCTATTACGGCGGCGTCCAGAACGGCCCTGGAATGTCCGGGTCCGCTACAGAATCCAAGTTCACATCCGGCGTTACCTTAAAACTGTCGGGACCATACTTCCATATCAAAGCGGCATAAGGAGCGGGCATGAATGCCAAGCAAATGAAGGAAGCCTTCGCGAAGAAAAAACTGAAATCGGCCATCGTTGAGATTGATGACGTTGGTAAGGTGATGATTCGCGAACTGGCGCTGCGGGATTTGGATAGTGTGGACTCGGACGATACGACAGACGCCAGGGCAAGAAACGTGGCGCTCACCATCTACACCGAGGACGGCTCCGAACGAGTGTTCGACCCAGATAGCCCTGAGGACATTGAAATCATCAAGAACCTTGGCAATCGTGAAATTAACCGACTGGCAAGTGCGCTCGCGGCAAAAAACTAACGCCCCAGCGCGAGTTCATGATAGAGCTGAGCTTAGCGCTGGGGAAAACCCTTGAAGAACTCCGGGACATGTCGGAAAGCGATTTCCGCCTGTACCAGCAGTACTACGCCAAGCAGCCATTCGGTCAATGGCGTGCCGACTACAACGCAGCCAGGATCGCCCAGTCCATGGCGGGCGGCAAGTTGCAGGACCTGATGCCGTTTTGGTTTGACGACGAAGAGGCAGCGAACGAAGAGGCTTTTGACGAATTGATTGCTGGCGCTATTTCGATCTAGCAGCCCTATAATTCCAGTAATAATCTGAAATAAAGGGAGTGGCATGTACACCGTTATGGCTCTTATCGGCAGCTTCTTTTCCCTGTGGGCACTGCTGGCCTGGTTGGCGTGTGGGCTCTTTGCTGGGCATTTGGCAGGCGAGAAGAACAGATGCGGATTTTGTTGGTTCTGCTGGGGAATTCTTTTCGGTCCTTTGGCCCTGATCACTGCGGTTGGCCTTCCCGATAATAGGACCATGGCGGCGCCTGCTACAAGGACGCAGAGTGCGCTCAATGCAGCATATCAGCCTCTTCCTGTCGAATTGTTGGATCCAGACACTTCGGCGTCAGAGGAAGTCGGACGCAACGTTTCGAAGATGTCGAAAGACCCGCTTTACTGGATCCTCGTACTTGCCGGGATTGCAGCTTTAGCTTTTATTTATTTGAAGCATCTACGCTGAACGAATGAGCCCGCTCCACGCGGAAATGTGTTCATGGCCACCTTCGGGGTGGCTTTTTTATTGGTGACGATTATGGCTAGTGGTTCACTTGGACGCTTGAATGTCATCCTCGGATTGAACGCCGCCGAATTCACACGCGGGATGGGGCGTGCGGAGTATCAGGCGAGAAAATCGCTCGATCAAATAGCCTCGTCGGCGCGCACAGTGCAGAACACGTTGAGGACGGTTTTCGCTGGCTATTCGGTCAAGATGGTGTATGACAAGTTTCTAACAGAAACCATCAACGCGCAAAACGAACAGGCCCAGTTAACGGCAGTGCTCAAATCTACCGGGCAGGCGGCAGGCTATACGCGTGACGAGTTGAACAAGATGGCCGCTGACATGTCAGGGATATTCAGCGAAGGAGAGATTAATAAGGCGCAGACAACCTTGCTCGCGTTCACCGGCATAGTTGGCGACCAGTTTACGCAAGCGCTTCAGGCAGCCATTGATATGTCGGCGCGAACTGGCATGTCGGTTGTTCAGGCTGCTGAGACGATTGGGCGCGCACTGGATGTTCCATCTAAAGGTTTGTCCTCTCTATCGAAGCAAGGCTTTCGTTTCACTGAGGAACAGAAAAAGCTGGCTGAACGTCTGGAAGCCACCGGGCGCACCGCAGAAGCCCAGGGAATCATACTTAATGAGCTGACATCGTCCTACGGCGGTGCAGCCCAAGCGGCCCGCGACACTCTTGGCGGCGCGCTGACTGCGTTGCGGAACCAAATCGACTCATTAATGACGGGCGACGATGGTAGCGTCAACGGGTTGACCGGAGCGGTGAATGATCTCACCGACTCCCTCGGATCGGAGGACACGAAACAAACCTTCAAAGACTTTACAGGTTGGTTAGCGGAAACTGCAAAATATGTGCTGAACCTCACCAACCAATTCGCCGAAGGGATCAGGTACTCCGATGGATTCTTTGATGCGCTTGTTAAGTATGGGCTGACAGATCCATTTAAGTCGCCGTTAGAGCAACTGGAACGCATCAACAAAGAGCTGGACACACTAAATAAAGACACCAAGGGTCTTGTTTCCTCGATAAAGGATGGCTCGGTCTCCATATTTGACGTGGATCCGACTTCGCTGGGCGGCGAGGGCCGGGCAAGCAGAATGCGCGCTCTTTTGCAAGAGCAACAGTACTGGCAGCGGCAATTGGAACGTGGCGAGCGTGATTTGTTCCAATCGTATAAAGGGTTTGGTGAAACTGGAGGCGATCCATTCTCAGGCGTCCTTCCCCCTGTATCGGTTCGCCCAAGCAGCACGGGTGGCAAGAAGGGGAAAGCGGTGAAGACCAAAGTCGACCCCGATCCACTGGGCACCTTCATCAAGGAGCAGCAAGAGGCCACGCAGGCGTATTTCTCGTTCCTTGATGATATTTCAGGCGAGACTGAAAAGCGCCGCGTTGAGCAGCAAAAACGGTTCTTGGATGACGCATTGGGTCTTGGCAGGATCAGTGCCGATGAATACGCGAAGTACATGGATGAAATCGCCACGAAAGGCAAAGAGACCATGGACAACATCGACCAGTTCACCGTCCAGGCGGCGCGCAACATCGAGTCGGCTTTGGGCGATGGTTTGTACCAGGTGCTAACTGGCAAGTTCGACAATATCGCAGCTGACTTTGCCGATATGCTGGCGCACATGGCTGCGCAGGCCGTTGCCGCCAATATTGCCGGATCACTCTTTGGCGACTACGGGAGCTCTGGAAAAATCGGCGGTTTCATAGGCTCGTTGTTAGGCTTTGCCTCTGGCGGCTACACCGGTCCAGGCGGTAGGACCGAGCCTGCGGGAATCGTTCATAAGGGCGAATATGTCCTGAATCAGGATGCCACCCGCCGTGTTGGTGTCGGCGTATTGGACCGAATCAACAAAGGGTATGCGAGCGGTGGGTTGGTAGGCGGTTCATCCTCGAGCTCGCCGACGAGCGGCGATGTGAATGTGACGGTGAACGTAACCGAGAACGAAGCCTCAACCCAAGGGGACCCCAGCCAATTCGGGCGCACATTGGCAAATGCGGTGCGCAATACCGTGCAAGAAGAGCTTGTTCGCGCCAAGATGCAAGGCGGGCAACTTTGGCAAGGGGGCTATTAATGGCCCGCATCTTTACATGGTGTCCACTTGTTGATCCGCAAGGTCAAATAAAATTCCGGTCCCTTGATGCCCAGTTTGGCGATGGATTCAAGCAGTCTGTGGGCGACGGCATCAACACCCGCGTCCAAGCATGGCCACTATCGTTCAAGGGTAAAGCCTCGTATATCGCGCCAATCAAGCAGTTCTTAGACGACCACGAGGGCTTCATCCCTTTTCAGTGGACGCCACCACTTGGGACGCCAATGTTATTCGAGGTCAAGGAATACAACCTGACCAAACACAGAGCTGGCCGATACACTTTGACCGCCATGTTCCAGCAGGTATCTGCGCCATGATTGAATCCGACATTCAAAGTCTGACACCAGGCAATCTGGTTACTCTTTTTGAGATTGACTGCACCGGTATTGGCGGTCTGATCGAGCGCTATCACAACCATACTGATGGCGTCATCACCTGGCAAGGCAATGAGTATTACCCATGGGCCATTGAAGCGCGCGACTTCGAACGGACCGGCAACGGGCAGCAGCCTCTACCGGAAATCACGGTCGGCAACATCGGCCAGGATGCCGAAGGTAAGCCAATCGCGGGTGTGGTAACCGCCTTGTGTTTGGCGCTGGACGATCTGGTCGGTGCCAAGGTCACGCGCCGGCGCACGTTCAAGAAGTATCTGGATGCAGTCAACTTCGCACAAGGCAATCCTTCAGCTGACCCCAATGAGCACTTGCCTGACGAAAAGTGGATCATCAGTCAGAAAAAGGCCGAAACGCCTGAAGCCGTGACCTTTGTCCTTACGTCGCCCCTGCAGTTTGATGGCCGACAGCTTCCTAGCCGGGATGTCATTGCCGGATTCTGCGGCTGGCTGACCATTGACGGGCCGGAAGGAGGTTATCGCGGCGCTTACTGCGGATACACCGGTACAGCCAGGTTCGACAAAGACGGCAACCCAGTATCTGACCCATCTCAAGACAAATGTGGCGGAAGGGTCAGCGATTGCAAAAAACGATTCGGGCAGAACAAACCTCTGGCATACGGTGGTTTCGCCTCAGCAGACAGGATCCGGTGATGCGCACACATATTAGACGCGCCATAGAAACCCACGCCTTGGCCGACTATCCACGCGAATGTTGCGGCCTGATAACGGCTCAAGGGGATAAACAAGTTTATGTGCCATGCCGCAATATAGCTACTGATGACCAGGATTTTGCGCTGGCGGCGGATGACTATGCCAAGGCAGAAGACCGTGGGCAGGTCCTTAGCATCATTCATTCACATATCGATCGCGATCCCCTGCCCACGGACGCTGATCTAGTGTCGTGTGAGGCTACCGGCCTACCATGGCACGTGGTGGCGGTTGGGCAGGATGCTGGCGAACCAGCGCCACGCATACTTGGATGGCACTCCTTTGAACCATCGGGCTACCAGGCGCCATTAGTGGGACGGCCATTTCACCACGGCACGCTGGATTGCTATGGTTTGATTCGCGACTTTTACAAAATTGAACTGGGCATCGAAATTCAGAATTTCGAGCGTCCCGACGCCTGGTGGGAGGATCCGTCCGGCGGAGAGCTGTACCTGGACAATTTCGAGCGTGCCGGCTTTGCGCGTGTTGACGATGCCCCCCGCTACGGCGACGTGATCCTGATGCAGTATCGCAGTGACCGAACCAACCATGGCGGCGTATTCCTGGGCGATGCTGCGCTGAAGTCGCAGCCCGACCTGCATCCCGTACCGTGCGCCCTGCTACATCATGCGATGCCGCGGCTTTCTGAACGCGTACTGTATGCAGGGTTCTGGCAGGACATCACCAGAATGATAGTGAGGTATAAAAAGTGACCGCTATTGCCATCAATCAACCCGCTTCGGCGGGTTTTTTTGAGCCCGAAAAACTGCGCACGATCAGGCTCTACGGAAAGCTCGGTGCCCGCTTTGGTAGGGTCCATAGGTTTGTGTGCCGCAATACCGCCGAGGCGGTACATGCTTTATGCCAGATGGTCCCTGGCTTCGAAAAATTTCTTTACGAAAGCAAAGACCATGGCCTGGGCTACGCCTGCTTTATCGGCCGCCAAAATATAAGCGAGGAAGGCCTGCAGTACCCCGTAGGTGGCGACGATATTCGCATAGCTCCCATGATTCTGGGGTCCGGTCGCGGCGGGTTCTTTCAAATCATTCTGGGTGCTGCCCTGATCGTTGCCGCACCCTATGCGGCGGCGGCGGCCTGGGGCGCTGGATACGCGGGACTGACAGCAGCCATTGCGACCTATGCGCCGATGCTGGGTTGGGCCATGGTGCTAGGCGGTGTGTCCCAGCTACTCACAAAGCAGCCTCAAGGGCTCACTAGCGTGGAGTCGCCAGATAACGGCGCCTCCTACAACTTTAATGGCCCCGTAAACGTGCCTGCCCAGGGAAATCCCGTACCTGTGCTGTACGGCGAAGCCATCGTTGGCTCGGTCACTATCTCTGGCGACATGTACTCCGAGGATATTCAGTAATGTCTGTGGTAATTGAGGACCGTGCGGGCGGACTTTGCATTCGAGGGTCGGGTGGTGGCGGCAAGAGCGGTGGTGGTAGTGCGCGCACGCCCGTTGAGCAGCCTGACAGCTTGCATAACACCTCGTACGCTGCGCTGCTCGACCTCATATGCAACGGGGAAGCTGAGGGGCCCGTCCATAAGTCGGCGCCGCTGCGCGATATCTATCTGGACGGCACGCCGATTCAGAATGCCGACGGTACCTTGAATTTTCGCAATGTCCAGGTGGACATACGCTTTGGCACGCAAGATCAGGCCCATATTCCAGGATTTCCGGCTTCGGCTAGCGTGACTTCGGTCGGCGTGCAGGTCAAGACCGCCCAGCCGTGGACGCAGCTACTAACCAATCCAGACTTATCGGCCGTGCGCGTGTCCCTGCATTGGCCGCAGTTGCTCGAAATGATCGACAGCGGTGACAAGGTGGGCGACCGAATCGGCCACCGTGTCCAGTACGCCATCGACCTCGCAGTTGGAAGCGGGTCATTCCAGCAGGTGCTGCAAGCTGCTGCAGACGGCAAGACGGTTAATGGATACACGCGCACTCATCGTATTGAGCTGCCATCCACTGGCGAGGGGTGGACTGTGCGCGTTCGCCGCATCACGCCCGAGTCCGAGGACAGCAGCATTCAAGACACGATGGTCGTGCAGTCCTATGCCGAAGTCATCGATGGCAAGTTCCGTCACCCTATGTCGGCCCTGGTGGGGATCAAGATCGATGCTGAGCAGTTTCGGTCCATCCCTACCCGGGCGTACCACTGGCGCGGCCAGGTTATCCGGGTGCCTAGCAACTACAACCCCATTACACGGACGTATTCAGGGGTGTGGGATGGCACGTTCAAGCGCGCCTGGAGCAACAACCCGGCCTGGACCTACTACGACATTCTGATAAATAAGCTCTACGGGCTGGGCGATCGCGTCGATGCCTCGATGATCGACCGCTACGCCCTATACCAGATCGGTGCGTATTGCGACCAGTTGGTGTCCGATGGCCAAGGCGGGCAAGAGCCGCGATTTGTCTGCAACACTTATATTCAGTCCAAAGCCGATGCGCTAAGGGTGCTTAATGATCTGACCAGCGTATTTCGTGGGATGGCCTACTGGGCCAATGGTCAGGTGGTGGCCGTGGCAGATATGCCAAGCGACCCTGTGTACACCTACTCGAACGCCAAGGTCATCGGTGGGCGTTTCGAATATACAGGCGCCGACCTATCCACGCGGCGCACGGTGGCGCTTGTATCCTGGAATGATCCGTCCGACTTCTACCGCGCCAAGGTCGAGGTCGTAAACGACGACGATGGCATCCGTCGTTACGGGATCCGCAAGACCGAGATCAAGGCGTTTGCCTGCCCATCGCGCGGCCAGGCCCAGCGCGCTGGGCTATATGCCTTGTATACATCCCGCATGGAAACCGGCGGCGTCACGTTCTCGGTCGGGCTCGAAGGCGTCGTTCCACAGCCCGGCAGCGTCATTCGAGTTGCCGACAAAAATCGTTCAGGCCGGCGCATGGGCGGACTGGTTAAATCCGCGACGACCAGCGTTGTCATGCTCGATCATCCAACTGTTGTATCGACTGGCGACAAACTATCCGTTGTTCTGCCAGATGGCACGATGCAGTCGCGCAACATCACGGGCGTGGACGCATCAGATCCTGATCGTGACGGGTACGACATACTGACCATCAGTCCTGCCCTGCCGAGTGCGCCAGTCACGGGCGCGAACTGGTCGATTGATTCGACCGAGCTGGTTGCTCAATACTTTCGTGTGGTCTCGGTTAAGGAAGGCGACGGCATCGAATACGGCATTTCGGCGGTTGCCCACCACCCGGACAAACACGCGGCTATCGATACAGGAGCAAGGCTCGACCCATTGCCAATTAGCGTCGTGCCCCCGCGCGTACAGGTGGCACCGACGAATGTACAGATTACCTCGCACCATACGTTTCACCAGGGCACCACACGTCACCTGATAGAAATATCTTGGGACAAGGCCGAGCATGCTGTGGCGTATGACGTGCAGTGGCGCCGCGACAACGGCGACTGGGTGGTATTACCGCGCACGGGCACTCGCTTGGCCGAGGTGCTCGATGTATATGCAGGCGGCTACATCGCTCGCGTGCGGGCGGTGAACTCGCTCGATGTGCCCTCGCTGTGGACGTATAGCGAGCTCACAGAGGTCGACGGCATCATCGGTGCGCCGCCTGTTGTCACGACTTTGACTGCGACGGGGATAGTCTTTGGGATAGACCTGCGCTGGTCCTTTCCCAGCGGTCCTAGCATCATCGAAAAGACGGAGCTGCGCTACAGTCAAACCTCAAACTTCAATGACGCTATAGATCTAGGCGCCTTCAGCTATCCGTCCAATAGGCACACGTTGCTGAACCTGGCCGCCGGCGCCCGACTTTATTTCTGGGCGCGCCTGGTAGACAAGAACGGTACTGCTGGGGCGTGGTTTCCCGCGGGCGCGGGGGTGATGGGTGAATCAAAAACCAGCGCTTCGGACTACCTCGACTACTTTGACGGCCTGATCGGCAAAGACCAGCTCGCGCAAGGGCTAATCCAAGAAATCGGCGAAGATCTTGAAGGCCCAATGGCCGAGCATATCTTCGATGAGATGTACGGCCCCACAGCGGGCGAGGATGATGAGTACGCGGGCGACGTGACCGAATATGCCGGCACGCGCACGGTCATATCCAATATCGTCGAGGCTGATACAGCACTTAGCCAGCGGATCGACTATCAGGCCGCCCGGGTCGATGACAACATCGCCGCGATCAAGGAAGAATCGATTACGCGCGCGAGCCAGGATGAGGCGTTAGCTCAGCAGCAATCGACACTCGCCGCACAGTTGGGCGACACGCAAACCGCTGTGCAAGAGACGTCAACTGCGTTGGTGCAGCTCGATGGCAAACTGGAAGCCACTTACACCCTGCGTGCTGAAGCAACCGTCGACGGCCAGGTGTATGCCGCCGGCATGGGGCTCGGGGTCTATGCTGAGCCCGGACAGCCCGTGCAATCGTCGTTCTATGTGTTGGCCGACCGCTTTGCCATTCTGAACCTCATCAACGGCATTGCCACGACTCCTTTCGTTATTCAGGGCGGACAGGCGTTCATCAATCAGGCGCTTATCGGGACGGCGTGGATCCAAACGGGCCATATTGACAACGCCGCCATCACCACCGCCAAGATCGGGGATCTTGCAGTGACAAATGGCAAGATCGCGAATTTGGCTGTGGACAACGCGAAAATCCAGAACGCCGCAATTACAACCGCCAAAATTGGCGACTTGCAGGTCAACACCTTGAAAATAGGAAACAACGCCGTGACCGTTCACGGCTCTGCATCGGCAGGTCCACGTGCTGGAACTGGCCCTGCGCGAGAGACATCTGTCACGATGAATTTGCCGGCTGCAGCAGATATTACGATCATGGCCACCATGGATACGGCGCCTTACAACTCCTATATGCAAGTGCGGCGAAACGGCAGCATCTTGAAAACTCTTTACCCAAGCAATGATAACTGGTCCATTTATATAGGGCTGACTGCCATAGTGCGAACCACCGTGTCAGCTGGCTCAAACACCTTCAGCATTTGGCAACCTGAAATCACCCTACTCGGCAGCGGCCTTCCCGGTGTAAGCATTGTCGTTTTAGCTGCGATGAAATAACCATGCAAGTTACCCTATTTGATGCTGATGGCAGATTCCTGCAAACACTGGATGGTCCGCTTGAGCTGGTGATCCTGCCAACGGTTGAAACCGTCGGTGCGCGATGGGCCGAGGGGGAGTTCGGCCCTGACTACTACTGGGTCGCCGGCCAGGCGCTGCCTCGCCCGCCAATGTTGGGTGCACGATTGCAAGACAACCAACTCGTCGGCCTGCCATTTAACACCACGATCACCATTAACAACACGGCCTACGAATGCGATGACGATCACGCCGAGCTCGAGTTCGAACACCCCGGCCACTACCGAATTGTCGTAACCAAATGGCCCTATCTCGACGCGGAGTTCATCTATGAAAATCCGACACAGTGAGGCGCACGGGCCAAGGCGCGCGGCTGAATACCAAAAGTTTGGCGATCAGCTCGACGCGATCTTCAAGCTGGCCGAGCACCTCAGAAGCCAAGGCATGCAGATGCCGCCCGACGTTAACGCATGGATAGACCACTGTCGGTCCGTGAAGAACAAGTACAAACCCAGCCGCCCTTGAGGCGGATTTTTAATGGATTGAGCAATGGCAATTCAAACGATCGATACCGATACGCCCCAACCAAATGGCAAACAGGGCGAGCCACTTCGCGCGGCGTTCAAGAAGGTTAACGATAATTTCGATGCGGTAGCCACAAAGGCCGATCTCGCCGATCCAAGCAAGGGGGCGGCGATGGTGGCGTATGACCCGGATGTGGAATATATGGAAGGCACGATAGGCAAGGCTATCGAAACTGCGGGAAATGCCGACGCGAAGATCAGTACCCACGATCATGATCCAGCAGCGCACCCTGAACTATCCAGCTTCATCAGCGGGGAGGCAGATCGCGCTGGCGTCGCCGCCACCCAGGCCGAAGCGGCAAGGGATGCTGCAACTGTGGGCGCTGATCTGTACCCCGACGAAGCGACTGGCCGTGCTGCGGTTGCCGATGGCGAATATTTCAAGACCGTGTCAGCCGATCCAAATGTCGCAGCCGAGCTTTATAAGCGGATCGACGAGAACACCAGTGAGTCGGTGGTGCAGTATCCGAGTGCCGAGCCTGTGGTGCAGCTCAAGGCGCTGCAAGGCGTGACATGGCTGGACCAGGCCGCGCTGGCCGCACCCTTTAGCGATTGGCAGCTGCAAAGCCGCATCGAAGTGGCAAAAGCGATCAAAGCTGTTTCCGTCGAGGACGCTGCACCGGGGGAAAAGTATTGCATCGGCGTATTCTCCAATCAGCATGAAACCACCGGGTATCGAATTTGGATCTACGCACTATCGACCGGCTTGCGGGTTGCTCAGCAAGATGTGTTTGAGGTGTCCGCAACCGGTGTCACCAAGCGCGAACTTGGCGCATCGCCAAAGATCACCCTGTGGATTGATTATCGGGAAATAAGCACCATTGGCACAGTCGTCAACGGTGGCGTAACGCCGCTCGTTATAGCCCCCTTCACCTCATTCGGCGTACTGGATGCTGAAAAGGCGGGAAAAGACCAGATCCAGCGGCTGGACTCATCCGTTAATCGTATCGAAACCGGGGTTGGAGGGCTGTTAACAAATAAGGCAATTAACGGGGCGCTTGATCCGGCGGGCGCCGAAGTGCTTTGGCGGCAGACCGCAACCGTCACGGTGGTGCCCTCGCTATTACCGGCGCCTATCGTACTTGCATCGAAAGGCATCAAGCAGGTTGCGGGGATTGGCTCCACAGCTCCCTATCCAAGCCTCTATAAGCGCGAACCGCTGACCCCGCAGCAAGGGAACAAGTATTTTGTCACTAGTGCATATGTTATATCTGGTGACGGGGTTACGTATCCCACCTTCAGCATTTCTCTATATACCAACGGCAATACTGGTGTCACAGCATCCGTGACTAATAGAACCAATGGTTTTATACAGATTGATGCAACCACTCGCCTTTATTGGCAGGCGGGTCATTTCCCTGACCGAGATGATTTAGGATTTTTTCTGCTTGGAGGCGCACGTTCCAGCATCGAACAGGGTCAGATAGGCGGCTATACGCTGGCCTTCTCGGAGACGCCCATTGGTCTGGATGATGTATTGAAAGACAATTGGTCAGGGAGAAACGCACCCTCTCTCGCAGACATTGGCCCACTAGAAGTGCGGGTGAGCGCGTTGGAGGGCGGGACGGGGCCAGTGGGTGGTGAAGCTGGGCAAACATTGCCACGAGCCATTCGTGTCGCCCTGGCAGGTTCCTCTATTACATGGGGCAGCGGCTACCTTGGGCAAGGCTCCTACGTCTTTGGCGTCGAGGACTTTTTGCGCAACCAGATGGCTCAGACGGTGCATGCTGCAGACATGACGTTATCAGGGTCTTTCGCGCCACACTTGAACAGCAGCCACTATAAGGGCAGCGCTATACGTCTGAGTGGTGTGGGCTCTCAGGCTCAATTCGATTTGACAGGGGATGAGTGTTCACTGGTGCTGCCGCGGGAGCGGGGCAATGCCGATGCCTGCGTGGCAGAACTGTATGTCGATGATGTTTTATTCGATACGTTCGATGTTTTCAACGGACTTCCCTACCAAGAGGGCATTGTTAAATCCTTTACTGGTGACGGCTCGCAGCTTAAATTCGACCTTGGCCAGTGCTGGACGTTCGATCATGTCGTGACTGTTGGCGGTGTTACCAAAACCGGAAGCGTCAATACGGGAGGATCAGGCGCTGGTATCCCCTCAGGCTCTGATTACTCGATTATCCGTCAAATGGTTATGGTTGGCGACGTGCCACAGGTGCATCATGTGCTGTGGTTTGCCGCTGCCCCCGTAGGCGAGGTTGTGGCCACATTCAGTGCTGGCGAATCAATCCAGTACATGCGCAGTTTCCTCGGAAATGCTGGCAAAGGTCTGGATACATCGCTTGAAAATCCGTACGGCGATGGCCGTGTGGCGTATGACCCTGCTAACCCCTCATCGCTATCTAGCGGCCTAGGCTTTCGGCAAAGTGATGATCGTGCGGTTAAGTCGTGGCGATTCTCGAGCTCTAAGAAGCGGACATTTCGGATCAAGATCATGGGGCTTTCGGTCCACGCTACTGGCGCGACTCCCCGCTTATGGATCAATTTTGCCACCAACCGGATGCATCACATTCAGAATGCGGGCATTGGCGGGTGGGAGGCGAAAGAACTGCTCCAATCGACTGATCTGAATAGCATCAAGTACGTGAACAAATTCCGGCCCGACATAGCGCTGTTGGAATTTTGCACCAATGATGACAATGCGGGTGTGCATCTACCTAAGGCGTGGGTGACAAAAACAGGCCAGACAGACGCATGGGTGCGCGCAGTGGAATCGGCCAAGTACCTGAAAAAGGTCACCTACGTTTCTGCGGACAACTACACAGTGGAGGATGAGCGACTACCGGTTGCGGCCATCACAGAACACTCTGCCACGCTGGATATGACGGGCGGCACGTTCAATATTGAGGCGGGTGACGTCATCATCTTTGGTGACTTTCGGCTTGATAATCGGCGCCAGGCCGTGCGCATCGTCACGGACTGGGACGCTGATACAGGCGTGGTGTCGTGGGGCAAGGCTCTACAGGAAAGCGATCTTATCTATATCGAGTCGCTGCAAGATCTCGTTGGCTCGACAGTGCGGGTGCGTAATGCGCCCACTTTCTTGGGCCACATGCGCGACCTGACCGCCAGTTTGCGGGCGGAAAATCCTGATGTGCAGGTGATCTACGGCACAGGCGGTATACCCAATGACTATGTACGCCGCTTGGTCGGCTATCGGGAAATGGTCAATGCCCTGACCAGGGATCAAAAGGCCGGGTTTGCCGATTTCTACGGACAAACCTTGGAGTGGGCCTACAGCCAGCCAACAAACGCCACGCTATACCTGGACGCTACCAAATCGCAAACATCCACCGGTGATGCCAGCTATCCACTGTACCTATCCAGTGGCCAAAAGCCGAACCCAATCGGTGGGGGGACACCATACTGGCGGCTCATGATTACCAGTGTCAAGGTCGATGGCATAGAGAGGCTGAACCGTGGTTGCCACATCGAGGGCGGGCGAACCACCGGGTGGAGCGACGACACAGCGCAGATGTCAATTGCGAACGCGCAGGCGTGGGGCCGGGACTACACCTTGGTGTTCGATAGTGATGCACCAGCGGCGGGCGCGCAAATCGTAGTGTCGTACAACACCAGCAAGTGGGCAAACGACGACTGTCACCCAAGCCCCGAAGTTGGGCGACTGGTATTTCCGTTTGCCATTTTTGCGCCACTGGAAGCAGCGCTTCAACGCAGCGTCGAGCGTCTCGGCCAATCCTTTTAACGCAAGTGGGCAAACGACGACTGTCACCCAAGCCCCGAAGTTGGGCGACTGGTATTTCCGTTTGCCATTTTTGCGCCACTGGAAGCAGCGCTTCAACGCAGCGTCGAGCGTCTCGGCCAATCCTTTTAACGAGTGTGCCTGCCTCGAGCGGGCTTCTTTCCGCCCCAATCAATGCAGGCCGCAATGACCTCAACCACCCCGCTGCGTGCGGTTTTTTTCGTCCCTAAAAGGAGCCCCAATGGAACCAACATCGAGCGCTGTCTCGGCCGGCGCGGCCATGAGCGCAGTCGCATTCACATCCTTGCTGCCAGGGGTGAATGGTGATGCGCTGGTCGGCGCATTTGCCGGGGCAGTGGTTTTCGCCCTGCACGCCAAAGATATATCCATCGCAAAGCGCCTGGCCTATATGGTCGTGTCCTTTGTTGTGGGGTATCTGGCAGCGCCTGAGGTCATGCGCTACACCGGCCTGCAAAGTGACACTGTCGCTGCATTTAGTGCTTCGGCGCTTATCGTCACGGCTGCGCTTGCCGGTATCGACAAGATCAAGGCCTTTGACATCACCAGTCTTTGGAAAAGGGGGTAACAACCATGCTTATTGCCCTGATTGTCATCATCGCCAATGTGCTAACTGCCGCGCGCCTGATCTGCTACCAACGTCATGGCGCCCGGTACCGACCTGTCATGTCCACACTGGCCTATCTATTGATTGTCTGCTCTGGCGGCCAGGTCATCGATGTGCTGGTCAACCATAGTCCGGTCACTGTCTGGCAAGCCGGGTTTTCTGCTGTCGTGGCGCTGCTCGTGCTGCGCGCACGCGGCAATGTTGCATGTGTTGTGAGGGTCGTATCGTGATCATTGAGCTACTTAAACGAATATTCGCCGCGCCGGTTGCGGCGCAAACACTACCCGTCAGCCCGCCCGCGCCTGGGACCACGGTCACCTTCACCACCGCCTTTGAGCGATTGATCGGCCATGAAGGCGGCTACTCGAACCATTCTGATGATCCAGGCGGCGAAACCATGTGGGGCATCACTAAGCGAGTCGCACAGGAAAACGGCTACACCGGATCGATGCGCGAGCTCACCCGCGAGCAGGCTAAGGCTATCTACAAAACCCAGTACTGGGATCGCGCCCGGTGCGATGAGTATGACGGTGCCATTGCCTTTCAGGTATTCGATGCAGCGGTGAACCACGGCATAGGCAACGCGATTCGGTTTCTACAGCGCGCGGCAGGTGTGGCCGACGATGGCGCCATGGGGCCCGTGACGATGGAGGCAATCAAATCCATGTCCGTCACCGACGTGTTGGCCCGGTTCAATGCCGCGCGCCTCACCTTCTACACCAACCTGTCGACCTGGCCATCCTTTGGCAAGGGCTGGGCGCGGCGCATTGCAGGGAATCTCAATTATGTGGCTGACGATTCTTAAAGGGATCTGGGAAAAACTTGGCGGCTACCTGGTGCTGGCCGGTGCACTGCTGGCCGGCCTGTTCGCGGTTCGCCAGTCCGGCAAATCAGCCGGGAAGCAAGAAGCGCAGCAAAAAATAGACAAAGCGGCCACTAAGGCCAGGGAGAAAGCCCGTGAAGTGGATAATCAGATCGATGCGCTGGGCGATGATGCTATCCGTAATCGTGCTCAGCGCTGGGTGCGAAACAACAAAAAAAGTACCAGTTGAGTTCTGCGATGTCGCGCGCTCAATATGGTTCGAAAGCGCCGCCGAAGTGGATGCGACACCTACGCGCGTGATCCGCCAGATAGTGCGCAACAACGAGATGGTGCTGCAGTTGTGTCGTGAGCCTAGATGAGCCTACGGCGCTCCATCCGCCCCGCTTTGTTGATGCCGGGCTGTCATGTCTTTCTGTATGGAAGTGACGGTAGTTGTCAGTCGCGCAGCGAGCGCCACAAGTTTCCCGTGATGTCCAGGGTCGGCCCTTGCCAACTGCCCCCGCAGACTAGATTGTTGAAGTCGCTTTGACCAAGGAAAAGTTTTGGTGAATTTATTCAACTCGTATTCAAGGCCTTCAGCTACACAGGCAATTGTGTCTGGGCTTTCCAGCTTGGTAAATAGCTTAGAGACCTGGATATTCCAATCCACGAGACGATCAACAAGGGCGTTAGCTTGTTGAATATCGTGATCGTTGCGCGGAAGGTCAGAAGAAGAAATTGCAATGCCGATTGCATCGAGCTTGCTTAAATGGTCATCTACGCGCCCAAATACGCCTTTGCGTCTTTCTATATTAATGCGGTCGCAATAGGGCGTTCTAGTGCGAAATAAGACCTCAAGGTTGGCGGACTCTGCCAGAGATGCGGCATCGCGCGATAGTGCCTCGACGCCTTGGCGAAATGAGCCATACGAGGTCAGAGTGTTCAGCATTATTAATCCCGCTGAGCCAAGAACGGTGAGGCGGGTTTTCAAACTTCCTGGCTCGAACTTGATCTCAACGGTGACGTCGTCGCCGAGAAGGAACTTTGCTCTTTCTTCAAAAAACGGCTTGAGCTTCCTTTCCAGCTCTTGGAGGGCTTGCTTGTTGCTGTATAGATTGATATCTAAATGAGTGTAAGCTTCACAAAGAATTTCCCTGCTGATATACCTCGCCATAACGTCTTCACCCTGTCCGATTCTTATTTGTTGTTTGTTGCAAGCATATGCCTTGACGGTCATCGTTCGGCCCCAGGCGACTTACATCGTAACATTTAGGGAGATTTTTGTAAGGATATGCTATTTTGGCCTGAAGGCCGAGGCAGGACGTGTACCAACGTATGCGCCGCGGATGGCGGCGTCTGCCTTCCGTCATCGGACACTGACCAAAACCAATGTGGTTGTCTGCCGTGCCGTGCTTGTGCGCGGCGCGCATACAGGCGCACACGGCCAAGATGCTCAACATCCATTTCGACGACCTGTTCGGCCTGCTCGATCCCCGGGTGAGGCATGGACTGTAATGCGGTCGCCATATATAGGGCCGGTACTTGAGCGAGGATTCCAATATCGGCCATGGCTTTGTGCTGAATTTATGTACAGCCCTTGTAACACAAAAAAAGCTCTCCCCATGTGGAACAGTTGTTACTGGTCGGATTTGGCCCTACTTATCCGGCCCTTTATCAATCTTGAGCAGCTCAGCCAACCGTTCCAGGCAAGCACGCGGATAATTAGGCATAGACATACGGGCCACATCAAGCAGCGCTGCTGCAGCACGGTCGATCACATCACGTAGACGCGCAATCTCCCAGGCCAGCACCCGCACTTCGGCAATCTTGTGCTTGTTCCAGGCGGCGCGGATGTCACTGGGCGCCATCGGTGGTGGCCAGGGCTTCTCGTTATCTGAATACCGACCCACCGGCAGGCCATAGGCCCTGATCCAGTCGGACTCTGTCTGGATGCCTTCATCTGCCTTTGGGTTGTGGGTCCAAAATGCACAGCCACGCTCAGGGGTGGCCACTGCATTGGATGATTCGCCTTGAATGCAATGCCAGGTGCCTTCGCCACGGCCCGCGAAATGAACACAGTTAAAACATCGGGGAGTGGTCATGATGGCAACTATATACTGTTTATATGAACAGTATTTGTAGCACAAAAAAGGCCGCGCGGGCGTCGTGAAAGGTAGGCCCTTTGACGCCTGCCAGGGCACGTCCTGATCGATAGTACGTGTCCAGCAGAGCAGGATTGAGCGTGAATACCCGTTCATCAT